CAGGAGCAACAACCTAAATCTACAGCTGCTAAAATTTTAGATGACCCACTTAATGAACTTGAATACGTTGGTAAACAAATCCTTGGTGGTCTTAAAGCTGTAGGTGGTGCAATATTGTTTGGCTTCTAAAAGCCCCTTTCCACCCCTTTTACGCTAGATTTTACTTATGAACTCAACCTCCCACACGGGCGCTGCTGGTGAATTGCTAGTTAGCGCCTTTTTTCTTTCACACGGTCTTGAAGTCTTCAGAAATGTAGCATCTTCTGGTCCTGCAGACATAATTTTACAAAATAAAGATAAATTTCTTGCTGTAGACGTTAAATCAGTTCGATGCCCCTATACTCGAAAGGATGGAACGTATTCACTACCGAAAGTCCCACAATTTACAGCTGAAGGTATTGCTATTGTTGTATATGTACACGGAGAGGCTGTTCCTAGACTTCCTGAGGGCTTTTGGGAAGCTTTAGGTATGGAGACATCAAATGAATACTCTTGACCTCCTCAGGGACGATTTCAAGCTGTTCCTACAAGCCCTCTGGACACAACTTGATCTACCTAACCCAACACGTGCTCAATATGCCATTGCTGACTACCTACAACACGGTCCCAAGCGTCTACAAATCCAAGCCTTCCGAGGTGTGGGTAAATCCTGGATTACTGGTGCTTTTGTTCTTTGGACTTTGTTTAACAATGCTGAAAAGAAAATAATGATTATCTCTGCCTCTAAAGAACGTGCCGATAACATGTCAATCTTCCTGCAGAAATTAATCATTGAAACACCTTGGCTTTCTCATATGCGTCCTAAATCAGACGATAGTCGCTGGTCTAGGGTGTCTTTTGACATCAATTGCTCCCCTCACCAAGCACCTTCTGTTAAATCAGTTGGAATCACGGGTCAGCTTACCGGTAGCCGGGCTGACCTAATGATCCTAGACGATATTGAAGTTCCTGGTAACTCAATGACTGAATTGATGCGTGAAAAACTACTTCAACTCTGTACAGAAGCTGAATCTATCCTTACCCCAAAGGAAGACTCACGTATTATGTATTTAGGTACACCCCAGACTACCTTTACGGTCTATAAGAGGCTTGCAGAACGCTCTTACAAGCCCTTTGTCTGGCCTGCACGGTATCCACGTAAGACAACCAATTACGAGGGCCTTCTGGCTCCTCAGCTGGTCGAAGACTTAGATAATGGTGCAGAGAAGTGGGACGTAACAGATGACCGTTTTGATAATGAAGACCTAATTGAACGTGAAGCGTCCATGGGACGGTCAAACTTCATGTTACAGTTCATGTTAGATACCTCCCTTAGTGATGCTGACAAATTCCCGCTTAAATGTGCTGATTTGGTTGTTACCAGTGTTAACCCTAAGTCTGCTCCCGAATCCGTCGTTTGGTGCTCTGATCCCCAAAACGTCATTAAAGACTTACCCATTGTTGGTCTACCTGGAGATTATTTCTACAGTCCAATGCAGCTCCAAGGAGACTGGGATTCCTACTCCGAAACAATCTGCTCGATTGATCCGTCGGGTCGTGGCACAGATGAAACAACAGCAGCTTATATCTCCCAGCGTAATGGTTTCTTGTACTTGCATGAAATGCGTGCTTACAGAGACGGATACTCGGACACAACCTTATTGGATATACTAAAAGGTTGTAAAAAGTTTAACGTTACTAAACTTGTTATTGAAACTAACTTTGGTGATGGTATTGTTAGTGAATTGTTTCGTAAACATCTACAACAAACAAACCAAAGAATTGATGTAGAAGAAGTACGTGCAACCGTACGTAAAGAAGACCGAATCATTGACTCACTTGAACCTGTACTTAATCAACACCGCCTTATAATTGACAGATCAGTTGTTGAATGGGACTTTAAATCTAATCCAGATGAAGCCCCTGAAAAACGACTGATGTATATGCTATTCTATCAAATGAGTAGAATGTGTCGTGAAAAAGGTGCAGTTAAACACGACGACAGAATTGATTGCTTAGCTCAAGGTGTTCA